TAAGTTCTCTGCATGAGCCTTGCGTGGATATAATCTTCAGGGACTTTTCGCAGTGTTACGGAAGTAGAATTGTAGATTGCAATGCATTCAAGCCTGTAACCGTCACTGATGTATGGACGCTGATTGTCCTGATAGCTATTCTTGTCGGCGTCTTCATCAGGAATACTGCTTTTCACCGTATCGCTTTTAATTCTGACGAAATAATCATTATCAGTTTTGACACCTCTCCCAGCAAGAACATTTGTTAGGCATATGGCTGATATGGTTCCATTACCCTGGGATGTTGCAAAGTCCCAAACATATTTAAAGCCGCCATCCACTGCCTTACTCTCGGTCAGGTTTCTGCTGCCACGCAGTGTATCAGTCGTATCATTAGCATCGTCAGAGGCATATCCAATTAACGGATTATCAAGCGGGGCATAAATATTTGATGGAGCTTCTTCCAGCTCATTCTGGTAGAGCAGGACTCCGCCCGTAAGATTTTTGTAAATTGGTAACAGCCACGCCTCTCCACCAGAATTGTTGAAATATGGATTATTGAACATTGCACCCTGTATATTGGTGTTCAAGATATCTGCAACAGCTTCTGTTACGAGGTTTTCATCTTTGTGTATTTCTTTTCGTCCGGTGCGTACATCGGTAAGCTCGATAATGGTTTTTCCCTTGAGCATGTTTATTCCTCCCTGTTCAGATAGTCGGTTGTGATCGACTTCACAAAGCCCGCTTCTCCGCTGATCACAAAGCGGTACATAAGCTGCCCGGTGATGGCCTTTTCCGACCATGCATCGGTTGAGATGGCTTCCAGCGCGGCCTTGGACATGCCGGATTTCTCCTCAGAAAGCTGCGCCCATTCCGTTCCGGTATATGTCCACCAAGCTTTCCCAGCGTCAAATGATATGGCAAGGAGCGTGGCGTCATCGCAGTCGGCGGTTACCTTTTCAATGCCAAGAATAGAAGCATCGGACATGTCGATGTTTTCCGAGTAGATGACCTGCGGCTTCGGAATTCCGGTGTAACTTGCCTGAAAGGGCGGGAACCGGTTATTGGAATCATGCCAGTAAAGGATGGTTGGGTCTTTCAGGGAAAGAAGCAAAGCACCATCCGGGATTTCCTGTACGCCTTTTGTCTCAAATATCTCTGCGGTCAGATCGGTATCCGTCAGTTTGGAAAGCGCTCCATTTGAAACCGTGTATAAGGCTTTTGTGGCATTCGTGATGAGGTACCTGCGGTTATATGGGTCAAGCAGCACTGGAAGGTCGTTTGACTGAACGAAGGCTGTCCCGGTTGCGTCCTGATGCAAAAATGAGAGATTCGACCCGGCTGCTGGCGTAAAGGAGATTGAACCTGATGTGGTAACCAGAGCGGATTCTCCAAGATATGAGGTATTTGTCGGTACTGTTTCAAAATTCAGTACGATGTCCCCGGTATCAAGAAGCAGCAGATCCCAGAGAAGCTTCACATCTTCGGTGGTAGCTCCATAGTTGCTATACCCCTCCCATCGAATGCGCAGAAATTTGTAATAGTTGTATATGGTACCTTCTTCGCGGCGAACTGTATAGACCTTTGCATCTCTGCGGCAGACTTTTACCTGCTCAGTACTAGATCCGATGCCAATCCATGAGTTGCCATTGACATAAACACTCTCAGCCGCTACAGAGTTATAAGTAAACCAGGAGACACCCGATAACGTATCTGTTGAATCGTCATTTCCAACATTGTCACGGGTAATAGTCATATTGTCAGTGCTTGAGAGCACTTCTTTTATAGAAAGGTAATCAGCCACTTTCTACCTCCAGTTCTGTTACAGACTCAAAATTAGTCAGTCCAAGGTTGTACACAGCAAGACTTCCTTTATCAATTTCCTGCATGGTTCCCTCAATTGACTCATTGAAGGAAGTTTGAAGAACAATCGATTCGTCTGTAAGTTTTGTATAATGTGTTCCGGTAAGTGCCTTTGCATGGGTAATCAAACCGTTGATGAAAGGCGCAGTTACGAATGGGTTTATCACAAGACTTGTTAGTGATTCAAAACCGGATGTGGCTATTTTTAAAGAGTCCAAACGGCCACGGTCAAGATCCTGCTCAGTGCCGCCGGAAATCTCATAAGACTTCCGGAGCTTAAACTGTTCATCATCTGATACATAGATTTTGCTGTAGGTCATTTTCTTTTTGTCGCTCACATCGATGATGTCATGAACAATAGGAGCATAAATACGAAGATTATCTGAAAGCTCGTATAGTGGCATTCCGGTCATCAACACCTTGGAAATCTGGTCGGAAGCACCAGTTGGTTCCGGTGTAAGCAGTGAGGCTTCGACTTCTTCAGAAAGTGCCAGATGCTGCATACCGGAGAGAAGTAACAAAGCAAATTCGTCGTTTGCTGTGATTCGGCCATCCCATCTGTCCTGCGCACCCAAGCCCTGGCCAGTGATTGCTGCGAGAATATTCTGTGCCGCAATGGTCGCTGAGCCGGAGCCTATGGAGATCCAGACCTCGAAGGTGTGCAGCGTTTTTTCTGCCATATCGAGGAGCGGGTAAAACAGGTTCAGGATGTGGTCGCCGCTGTGCCAGGTTTCCATCGGGTGGAATTCTTCTACCTCATGCCCATCCACCACATAGGTAACCGTAACAACCGATTGACCATCTTCCTCCCAGGAAACAGGGACGGTGACCGTGGTAGCCAGTTCCCTGTTTTCGGTTTTTGTATTACCGTCTGCATCCTTTGTATCCTCGGGTAGGATGGTCGTGCCTGTTCCGGTCGCCGTGACCGCGCGTTTCAAAGAAGCTGCAGTAACTTGCAGGAGAACGGCTGCTTTGAATTCACAGTCGGTTTCTTCCTGCGTGGCGAATTCAATGTTTACAATCTCGACCTTGTCTGCGCCGAACGTATACGCCATCGCATTCACATAGGAATAGGTCGCCATCTTTGTGGCCTCAACAGAATTGGTCAGCCCGGAGATATCCTTATCGTTCTTACTCTTGGCTTCTGAAAGGCGTGGATTTTTGCCGACACATTTGAGGGAGCACTTTCCGTTGACCTTGACTGTAATGGATGTGATTGCTGCAATCTTTGTGGCATCTGCCTGGCCTCCGGTAAAGGTGAGTACATCACCTGGGTCGAGTGCCGGATCTCCGATGGTTTCAGAATCGAAAGGCACATAATTGATTACGGAAATAGCATTCAGGATATTTTTAAGGATGCGAGTTCTGGTTTCATCAAGGCCAAATTGGAGCAAGGGATTCACCGCAAGGTTCATCGTCAGCCCGTCATCCGGGTCAAGCGCATAGTATTCTGCCGTATTCGTGCGCCGGTTTGTTGAACTAATAGCCGTATATCTGGTGACGAAATCAGAAAAGCTTGAAGAATACCGGTGTGTGCTGTTTACGCTACAGACCGGGCTTTCACCGTATTTTACAAGCTGCAGCTTTCCATCCCGGTTAATGAAGGCAAAGCAGCCAAGCGCCTGAGAAAGATAATGAAGGAAATCCCGCCAGGTTTCGATATCATTGTCCGGATAGACGCCGAGAAGTTCAGTGCCATTTGGCAGAGCTTCAATTTCTGCTTGCGTCTGTGCAAGGCTGACCTTGCAGTCGTTACACATGATGTTTAAAAAATCATATGGATAACCGCTGGACTGTTCTTTTTTATAGGCTTTTTCAAAGCGCAGCATTCCATCATAGGCCTTGAGTTCCAGCGTCCGTATTTTTCGGTTTGCCTCCGCCACATAAAAGATTCCCATTGGGATATCCTCGACATTCCCATCCGGAAGTGCCATGTGGAAATCCAATGCAATCTGTGCGTCCTCTAATGAGTAACGGTCAACGTCTGAGAAAAGGGATATGCCAAGTTCCGCAGAATAGACGGAGCCGAGCTCTATTTCAGATGTCCCGGAGCACTGTCTTGTAATATAGCCGGAGCCCTTGACAATGTCCTTATTGACAAACGGATAGTTTTTCCCGGTTGCTGTGGTGATGTTCCCAGACCATGTAAAGGAGCGGGCATTTTCTTGTACTGCTGTCTTGTATAGATCAGATACGGGATACATAGCGCCGCTCCTTTCTCATCAATATTCCTTCAGTTCAAAGCTGACTTTCCATAGTCCTTTTCTGCTGGTGTCGTGTGCAAGGGAAGCTTTGAAACCGTCGATGTACATTTCTCTGGTCTCCCTGACCATTGTTTCTGTATTAAAAAAGTTGACTGCGAGCTTTGGCTTCCCACGCATCGCGGACAGCTTTTTAAGCCATGCCGGTGATACCTGAAAGGAGACGGATATCTGGGCAACACCGGATCGCACGATGTCACGCTGAGTCGTACCGGCTTCCGTTTCCCCGGAACTGTCTGCCTCCACATCGGAAAGCGCCAGATCATAGGAAACAGGAAGCGGCATGTCTGTGCCATCGATATTTAAATATTGTGTAAATGCCATCATCTGCCTCCTGACCGGAGCGCCATCCGCTGCTGGGCGGTAATAATAGTTTCATCCAGCAGGGTTCCTCCAAGGTAAACTGGAATGGTAATGTCACCTCCGCCGCCCACATTTTCAAGAGCTGCAGAGAGCGCGTTTACCATCGTGCCGGTCTGGCTTGCTACGGCATTCTGAATCATGGCCTGCAGGGACGAAACGCCGACGACGGCTTCCGCACCGGCCTCACCTCCGGCAAGCAGGCTGTTTCCGCTCATCCCGAAGATGGTCGGCGAATCCAGAATCATGCCGTTTCCCATTGCCTTCTTATACCAGTCCACAGAGAAATGCGGGATGGACGGCGGGTCGAGCGAGAAGCTGCCGGAAATAGAAAAGTGCGGCAGCTTGATCTTCGGCAGTTCCCAGTTGAAATTGAAGATGCCCTTGAGCTTATCTACAATCCCGGATACAAAGCTCCAGATGCCGTTGAACACGTTGCTGAACACATCCTTAATGCCGTTTAGAATTCCAGAGATCGTGTTGTGGATTGCGTTGAAGGCTGTGGAGATGCCGGTCTGCATGGCATTTACCACGCCCATGACCACACTCTTGATGCCGTTCCAAACGGTGGTGAAAACTGTATGGATCGCATTGAAAACCGTGCTGGTAACCGTCTGGATGGTATTCCATGCCGTTGTAATAAAGGTCTGAATCGCGCTGACCACTGTGGTTACTACTGCTTTTATTGCGTTCCAGATGGTAGTGACAACAACACTGATTGTCGTCAGAACGGTTGTAATGATTGTTTTATAAATTTCAAAATAGGTCGTCACGACGAGCTGGATCGCGGTAAAGATGGTTTCAAAGAAAGTCTTGATTCCGTTCCAGATTGTAGAGATTACCGTCTGGATGGCCGTCATGACGGTTTCAACCGTGGTCTTGATCGTATTCCATGCATTCGTCAGGAACGTGCCGATGGCTGTGACGACGGTTGTAAATACCGTCTGGATTGCCTGCCATGTAGCAACAAAGAAATCCTTGATTGCCGTGAACACGGTAACGACGGTCTGTTTGATGCCTTCCCAGAGATCGATCCAGAACTGCCGGAAGCCGTCGCAGTTATTCCAAAGATAAATGAATGCCGCGACCAGCGCAGCGATTGCCGCAATAATCAGGATAATCGGGTTTGCCAGCATGACTGCGTTTAGGGCTCCAAACACCGGAGTAAGGGTGCCGATGACAGAAGTAATGGTACCGACCGCGGAGATAACCTTGCCGATGACCACCAGAAGCGGCCCGATTGCAGCCGCAATCAGCGCGACCTTGATGATGACCTGCTGTACCGGTTCCGGGATGCCGCTCCAAATCTGCGAGAATGATTTCAGGGCATTGGATATGTCCTTCAGCACCGGCGCAAGGACAGAAGCGAGGCTGTTTCCGATGTCGGCTCCGGTTTCCTTCAGGGAGTTCATGGTCATCTTGAACTGGTCGATCGGGTCGAGCGTTTCATTAAAGGTATTTTCGACGCTCCCGGAGAAGTTGCCGAGGGAGCCGGACAAATTGTCAAGGTTCAGCTTTCCCGTTGCACAGGCATTGTAGATCGCCGCACCGGCTTTACTTCCAAAAAGGTCATAGGCAGCCTGCAGCTTCTCTGTTTCAGAGCCGTTGCCCTTCATAGTAGCGGAGAAACCTGCAATCGCCTGATCCAGCGTTTTGCCATCTTTCGTCGCGTTCTTCATGGCAGTCTTTAAGCCCATCATGGCTGCCGAGGTATCAAGGCCGGACATTTCGACCATACCCATGAAACCTGCGGCCTGCTGTGAATTCAGACCCAGCTCTTTAAGCTGCACCGCGTTTGTCTGCAGGGCGGAGGCCAGCGTATCCATGTCGATGCCGGTTGCCTGTCCGGTCGCGTTCATGGCATCCAGCAGGTCGCCAGCATCCGAAGCATCCTGCCCGAAGGCATTTAATACGCCGGAGACATTGTCCACGGAAGTGGAAACATCCGTATTGTTCAGATCCGCAAACTTGATGAATTTCCCGGAGAGATCGTCCAGCGCCTGTCCGGTCAAGCCAAAACGTGTGTTGACTTCGCCGACAGCGGCACCGGCAGTCTCAAAGTCGGTCGGGATTTCCGTCGCAAGGTCTTTGACGGTCTGGTTCATGTCTTCCAAGGCCTGACCGGTCGCGCCGGTTTTCTGCTCGACGATATCAAGACCGGAATCTACCTCATTGAAAGCAGCCAAAGAAGCTGCACCGACCGCCACAATCGGAGCCGTCACGTGTGTGGTCAGTCCTTCGCCGACCTCAGATATTTTGCCGCCGACCTCCTGCATCTTGCTGCCAGCCTGTTTCAGGGTGGCGGAGACGCTGGTATCGGTTTTCTTGCATTGCTGCTCCAGACCTTTAAGTTCCTGCTCGGTGGCGATGATCTCACGCTGCCATGCATCGTACTGTTCTTGTGTGACGGAGCCGTTTTTCAGGCCTGCGTCCATCTGATCCTGCACGGATTTTAACTGCGTGAGTTTCTCTTTTGTCTCGCTGACTGCCTGTGACAGGAGCTTCTGTTTTTGCGAGAGCAGTTCGGAATTGGTAGGGTCGAGCTTTAACAGGCGGTTGACGTCCGTAAGCTGCGACTGTGTGTTTCGGATCTCCTTGTTGACACCGGAGAGGGCTTTGGAAAGGCCGGTCGTATCGCCGCCGATTTCCACTGTGATTCCTTTGATTCTGTCAGCCATGCGATGACCTCCTTCCTGAAAAATGGTATGAAAAAAGCACCTCCACATGTGTGAAAGTGCTTTACATTGAAAATTTGTTTATTAATAAAGGTTTATTGTCCAGATTATTGATTTTCGATTTTATGAATAAGAGTAAGCGTTGCGGTAATTATTGTTACTACATATGTGGCTTCTGCTTTGTTCAGAACATCGTTGTCATGTGCATAGCTCTTATTGTTTCTTATTGAGTTATACCGCTCAAAAGTAGATATGCTCATTTTTAATGTCTGCTGAACAAAATCCGACTCAAATACATTATTTGCGTCATAATACTTTGCAAGAGAACCAGCTAAACTATGTAACGGATAGTTGTTTCCCGAATCATCAGCAGTGGATATGCCGTGTTTATCACAAATGTCTCTTAGATATTTAGACGAATATGTATGTAGGCGATCTAATACCAACGTTGGCTCATCACGTCCAAGTGCGTCATAAATATCTGCCGATAGTATTTCAAAAGATTCTCCTTGTTCTTCAGGCAGCTTAATTTCAAAATCATCGGTAGCAATGAGATAATCTATGTTTCTAATAAGAAATCCTGTTTTACTTGGCCTGAGAAGTTTATGAATAACTTCTTTCAACAATTTATCATTTGATTTTAATTGGTTAACGTTGCTTTCTGAACCCTCTATAGTAAAATCAAGTGCCTTTTTATCCCAGTTATCACCTTTTAAACCTGCATAATAGGCAAGTCCCACATCTTCATAGTCAATACTGCATCTTTGAACAATCGGCGCTATATTAGCGTTCCCGTTTTGCTGTAAATGATGGACTAACATTTCATGGAAGTTTTCGGGGACTTCGTAAGTGAAGTTGTATTGTCCCATATTTTCTTATCTCCAAAATATTATATTGATGTATATTTTACTAACTGCGCATCAATATCCCGTCCGCCGTACATGACACGAATGATCGTGACAACAGCTTTTTCCTTGTCAGGAATATACAGCACGCAGTAGTGATCTACAGGCATAATGCGCAGTCCGCGGCTGTGCCAGGGCTCATTCTCATATGCTCGAAATCGCTCCGGCATTTTAGATAGCCCTGAAATGTTGCTTTCAAGCCGGTCAAGCTGACCGTCTGCGTTTTCAGGTGCCTGCAATTCAAAGGCGATGTATTCGTAGATGCCGCGCAGGTCAGTTTCTGCCTGGTTTGAAACTTCAATTTCAAAAGTCATCGCTTATAATCCTTGCGGATATCTGCAAAAACCTGCTTCGCCGGTTTGGTACGACCGGCAACCATGTCCGCGTATCCTTTCTCCAGTTCTGCATTCATTTCTTCCTCAGAGAGGGCACTCATATCCACAGGCTTTGCAGATGGGATTTTCACCTCAAAGGGCAGGCCTCTTTGAAGAATGATCTGTTTGTAGAACATATTGATCGCGTTCGAGGCGGGAATGCCAAGTGCGGAAAGGATACTTTCTGCCTGTTCCTTTACATCCGGTTCGATTCGCGCGTATAAATTTGCTGATTTTGTAGACATAATGATCGCTCCTTTCGAGAGATACTTCTTACGTCTATATTATACGCGATTGTCAGTACAATAGCAATACATCATAGAAATTTTACAGCTTGTTCATCAAGCATCCATTAAAATGAATCCATCTGTTCCTGCGTCGCTTTTGCGGGCCAGTTGTAGCTGTCATTACTCATTTCTGAGTACATGTCATTGACCGTGCCGATGGTGAGCAGGTCGAGCTCAGAAATAGAAAGCCCGATCTGCACACAGCGGAGTAGGAACAGTGGCGTCGTCATTTCGCGTTCAGTTTCATGAGGTTTTTTTTAGACTCGACCTCTGTCTCCACATTCAGTCCCCACAGCGAGATGATCTGCGGCAGGATTTCATAAATGGAAAAGGTATTGAACTCGTCAAGCCATTCCTCCGGAGTGTCCGGGATATCCGGATTCTTATGCTTGGCCATAAGCCAGGCGATGTTCTCGAAAAGTTCCAGACTGAAGGTGTCCAGATCCGATTCCTGCGGATTGGCTTCGTCGATACCTTTCTGCAGCTGGTTCAGATCCTTATAGATATCCCGGTGAAATTTGTTCCTGTATAAACGAGGAATGGCGGCAGAGGCACGGAATTCGACCGGCTTGCCGTCAATCTCGATGGTTTTCGTAACTGCCATAGTGCTGCCTCCTTATGCTGTCTGCGAGCTGGTCTTGGAAGACGTCGTCGCAGTGGTACTGGTGCTTGTGCTGGCAGCGGCGGTCGTAGTGGTGGTCTTATCCTGCGGCTCATAGACCTTGGTGTACCAGTTGTTATAGGTTTTCTCGCTGGTGTTCGTACCGGTCTTGACCTTTACCAGCCCGCTCGGAAGCGGCGAAACAGTAAGCGAGAGCTTCTCCGTCTTGACTTCCTTCTTGTCCTCTGTGGTATCGCCCTCCATAGAAGGTCTGGTCGCGCTGCAGTAATACAGGCAGTGGCGGATCTTCCTCTGGTCGCCGGAGAACTCAAAGAGCAGCGCAAAATGCTCCGGCTCCACATCCTTGTTTTCCACCAGCACGCCATTGGCGTCCTCGGTTTCATGCAGGACATCCACAAGAAAGCTCTCCGGGATGAGCGCAAGCTCGAAATCGCCAGAATAACCGTTATTGTTGCTGACCATGTAGTACACGGAATCATCCGCGTAGAACGGGTCATTATCGCCCTCCGCATCCAGTGAGAGGCTCACGGAGCCGGGCATACTGACAGGCGCCCCGAAGGTGACCTTGCCATCCTCGTCAATCGTGACAAGTGCGTAGTGACAGTTCTTAAGACCGAACTTCACTTTGTTTTTTCTGTTAGCCATAGTGGCATCCTCCTTTAAATCTCAGTTTGATAGAGCACTTCATACATCTTCTCGGAATCAATCCAGACCTCGGATTTCTCCCACGGAATTTCATGGGCGGTCAGGATATCCTCCAGTTTTTCTTCCAGTTCCGGGTCTTTCTTATCCGTGTAGAGTTCCATGTTCAGCTGGCTGATTTTGAAATACACGCCGTTGTCTGCGAACATGTTGTCGCTGCCAGGAAAGAGGAAAATAAGGAAGGGCGGGTCAGGAGACTCACCTTCGGCGAAATGGTCGTAGGCAAGAGGGAGTCCCGCTTCCTTTAACATGTTGGTTATGTCGTCATAGGTCATACTCAGCCGCCTTTCAGTTTCTGCTCGATGTTTTTTACAAGCGTTTCGTTGCCGCGCTGTTCGGCAGGCGCGATGTGAGGCTTTCCCTCTACACGGCCTCCGCCGCGTTTGGCGTGTCCGTTCTCAAGCAGGTGCGCAATCTGGTATCGGTTCCTCGAATGCACCACAAGGTCAATGCTCTCGGAATCCTCGTGGACATTTTTTACCGACCAGCTTTTCTTGTACTTTCCGGTATCGACGGGAGCGCCAGATTGGATGTCCTTACGGACAGAAGCCGCCGTATCCTTTACGGCATCCTTCATGTCGTCGGTTGCGAGCTTTGAATATTTTTGAAGCTCCTCCATGATTGCGTCGTCCATTTCGCTGATCGGTATTTTTCTGCTCATGTTTTTTTCTCCAGCTTGCAGTTGAATTTAAGGCTGTTCCGCTTGCAGCCCATCGGGTTCACATAGGTGATGTTGTAGATATGGCCTTCCGCGATGATCCGGTATTTTGTGGATTCCACGGCGGCAAGCTCGGAAGAGTACCGGCAGG